TTTCTCTTAATTGTTGTGTGTTAGTAAATAAAGAAGTTCTAGCATAACTTTCTAATAATTTATTTTTATAATTATCACTCTTATGTTCAAATGATTTATGGAATATTTTTTGTTCTAATCTTTCCATTTCTGGGATAGCTTCTCTTAAAATAGACCAATCATTATCATGAAAAGTGTGCATTGTTTCTTTATAGAATTCTGATAATTTAAACTCAGGAATCCAATAGCCACCAGCTGCAGCTTCAATAATTATTTGATTTTCACTTAAAGCTTCTTGCTCTTCTCTTATGTGTTCATATATTTGTGAATAAGTTTTTACAAACTCTTTGTTACTTTCATTAAATATTTTTTCAAAATCATTCATTATTGTTGCTCCTCTGGTACACCTACAACGTCATCTACCATTTCGTCTTTTAAAGTGTCTTCTACTATATCTATCGCATTCTTAGTCATTTCACTAGTTTGCGGATTATTTAATTCAGCCTGTAACATTGCTGTTGCAGGACCTGAATAAGTTTTATTTAACATTTCATCAAAATATTCTACTACTGCAGCACATGCTGCTTTTAAGTCTGCCATTATGCCGCCGATCCATGCATTGCTTGTGTAACTCCTTGATTTATTGCATTCTGAACCATATCATTTAAGTTAACACCTAATTGACTACCAAGTTGAGTTATAGCATTTCCAGCGTTGCCGCCAAACTGCTGTAAAATTTGATTTGGTTGAATATTTCCTTGAGCAAGCTTATCAGCTACGCCCATGAATGTTCCAACCATTCCACCACTTTGTCCTCCGCCAAAAACGGATCCTAAAGCCTTTCCAATTCCACCACCAGCGGCTCCGCCTCCACCCACTGCCATACTTGCTACATTTCCAATCTTACCAAATATGCCAGAAGTTTTCTTATCTCCACCAATAGCACTACCGGCTTTATTTCCAATTTTACCACCGATGGCACCGCCTAATGCTGAACCTAATCCGGCACCAATAGCAGTTCCTGCTCCAGGTATGATACTGCCAATGGCGCCGCCTAACATACCGCCAATTTTGGCTCCGCCCATACTACCTGCTGCACCAGCTAATCCGCCAATTGCACCCTTAACTTTGTTAAATGCTTTTTTGAGGAATTCTTCTAACTGTTCTTCTCTCATTTGGTCAAGTTCAAATGATCTTTCACTATAACGATCATCTGCACTTTCTCTTATATGTCTATTCTTAAAAATTGAAGTTAAATAGTAACTTTCAATTATTTTATTCTCTTTTAATACATTAAAAGTTGGATTGAAGATTCTTTCCTCCATTTTTTCCAACTCAATGATAGTTTCTCTTAAAATTGGCCACTCATCTGGAAGCATATATTTAGCCAATGGTATGTATGCTTCTGATATTTTTTCTTCTGGAATCCATTCACCTTTTTGAACTGATTCAAAAAAACGAAATCTTTTATTTCGCTCTTTTATTGATGAGTAATTATCTGCATATTCAATGAAGGAATCCAATTCCATTATGCTGCTCCACCACCTGCGAATGATTGAACTAACGTTTGCAATACATTCTGTTTAATACCGTCTCCTAATTGTTTTGAGACACCTTTGGCAATATTAGTAATTTGACCTTTGTCAATTTTCCCGCCTGCAAGCATATTCTTAATAATTCCGCCAAGACCTCCCCCGCCTTGTCCGCCTCCTCCTCCAAGGAGACCGCCGATTTTTGATTTAAGTCCACCGAGAAGACCACCACCTCCTCCGCCTCCAGCAACTTTGCCCAAAAGAGCACCACCTGCTTTTTTGGCAAGTCCACCAACTAATCCACCAAGAAATTCATTAAGTTTTTCTCTAGTGTCATCAAATCGTTCATCTAATGAGAACTTTTCAATTAATGGATTAGAAAATGCAGCTGTTAAGAAATAGTCTTCTAATAAGTTTGACTTATTTTCTCTTAAGGCAAATGATGGGTTAAAGATTCTTGATTCTTGATAAGCAAGCAACATTAGAGTTTCTCTTAATAGTGGCCATTCATCTTTACTAATATGGGGAATTAACTCAACATAAGCTTCTGTAAATTTTTCAGTTGGGGTCCATTTACCTTCTCTAATATGTTTAACGAAACGAGCATTTTGTTGCTCTTCTCTCATTTGTTCTGTTACTTGTTTATAGTTATTAGAATACTCTATAAAACTATTTAAGTTCTCTTGTAATTCCTTATTCACAGCTGCTTGTACCTCTTGATAAGTGCCAGGCCCAAATTCTGAGTCTAGCTTTTGTTTTCTTTGATTTCCATTACCATATTTGCCAGCAATAACATCTTTGACTAAGTCTGGTATGTTTTTCTTTTTGAATGCACCTTTTACTCTGTCTATGGCTCTAGTAATTATGTTACCTCCACCACTTCTTCCACTTTGTTGTCCTTGAGCTGATTGCGCATTTAGCATTTCAGGTGTTGCTTCACCTCTAATCATTTTAGCTGTTGCACCTTCAGTTGGTTGTTTTCTGGAAGTTGCTTCTCCATGTCCAACTGTAGTTTTAGTTGGGTCAAAACCATATTGCTGCCCCAACTGCTGAGCTAATTGTTGACAAGCTTGTCTCTGTTCTGGTAAAACATCATTTTCATCATTTGCAATTAATGAAATACCAATAGTAGTTTGGTTATTAAAGCGGGGTAGCTTTTCAACTACACCCGCATGCCATGCTTGTCTGTTTATATCTCCAATTCTGTTGACTTTTCCTTCTCTATCAATTATGTAGTGATAAGCTAATCCTCTCTGTTTCAAAACGTTGATAACACCTTGAACAGTTCCTCTTCCTCCAGAATGGTGGATCATTAATCCTTGCGGTCTTAATGCTCCACCCTGGCCATTTGGGACTAACGAATTTTCATAAATCTGTTGAAAAGTCTTCATTTATTTCCTATGCATCTTCCCCGTAAGCTAATGCAGGGTCATTCTGTAAGTCGTTGTCGACATTTACTTCATCTTCTGGTTTTTCAGGTGTGCAACCTTTTGTGCACTTGATTTCACATTCGCCTTCACATTCACATTGTGTTGCTGTTTCATATACATCACTCATATTTATACTCCTATTGCTTTTCTAACTTGATCTTTGAAGAACTCAAACTGAGCTGGATCTTTAGCCCAAAATTCTGGGCACCTTTTCCATCCCACCATTTCCCAATGGTTGCTTATTCTTGAAGGATCTAAACCTGTTCTTCTACATATATCTGCACAAAGCGAAATACATGAGTTCAAAGTTTCAGGTGTAAACTCATTCCATGTTTTATGGTTCATACCAATTCCAATAGTATGCCAATTTGCTGTTTTTGCATTAGCAACTTGGTCACCAATAATCTCCCTAGCTCGTGGTGTGTAAATCAACTTTGACACTGGGTCTGGTTGAGATGTACCAACATGCCAAGCGACTTCATTTTCTGGAATCAATCTCATAATCTCTCCATCATGATTGATTAGATAATTGTAACTTCCAAAGTCGGTTCTGTTTGCAATAAAATTGCGGGTCTGAAGGGATGTCTGATTGACTGCTCCAACCCAATGTAACACAATACCGCGTAAGTCACGCATTGCGTCTCCACGTCTGTTAGTGGATCCTTTTACTAACAAATTCTCAGTAATTTGTAAACTCACTTCTTTTTCCTCCATAGTTGGTTTTTCAACATTTTCTGTAACTGGTAATTCTTCTTTTACTTCTGGCACATAAGGGTCCTCTACTGGAGTTTTGGAAATACCCAAAATCCAATTAATGAACTTTTCCCACAATATCTTGAGCATTAAATTCCCTTCAAAAACGAATCAATGCGTTCATTCAAAGTCATTGCTTGTTTTTTGTCTGACATCCATTGCTCTAAGAATTCGTCATTTTGTCCATCTAATAGATTACCAGAACTTGTCGTATGTCGAGGTGAGGCAAATGAGCTAAATCTTTCTTCTTTTTCTTGTCTATGTCTTTTTTCTCTTGCTTTAATTCGTTTGTTCTGATATTCTCTATGGTAATTGTAACTGGCATATTCTTCAGGGGTACCTTTTGGGTTTGGTATGTCCCAATCTTGCAACTGATACCTAACATATAAGTCATTCTTTTCATCTAAGGTTCCGTCTTTAACGGCCTCAGTTAGTTTATTGTTTAATTGAGTTTTACGATGGGCTAATCGTTGTTTAATGTGCTCTTCTAATAAGTCATCATCATCTTCTTCATCCCAGTCATCATCAACATCAAAATATTCATCACCAGGATCAAAGCCCATCATTTCTTGAGTTTCCCAATCGTCTTCATCAACATAATCATCTTCTAAATCATCCAATGAATCCGTTTCATCATCATTATACATTTCAACTTCGTCTAAAGTTAAATCAGTTAATGACCTTCTACCAGTTTTTGATGGGCTTCTTTTGTGGTCAGGTTTACCAACGATGTTACCCATTTCATCTAATGAGTCATCATCTAAACCTGCGTCTTTCCAAACTTCTTGTTGTTTCCAACAATCTTCACAGTAGGCTGGTCCTTCACCATTTTCACCTGGTCCCCAGATTTCACCATCACCATGAATCCACGCGCCACAACTATCACACTCAACACCATTCATTGACTCACATGCATCACATTTTCCATGATACATTTCATCACCACAATCTGGGCAGAAACCAGTAAAACCTGGCATCATTTCATCATTGAATCTTTCTTCATCCCAATCTTTAGTGTATTCAGCTCTATTAGCTTCATCTAATCTTTTTGGAGTGCCGCCTTCTGGTGCGCATTGTGTTATTGATGATGGTCCACCATCTCCTGCACATTGCATTTCTGAAAGTTGGTCTTCATTTCTATCGTAATTTTCAAGAAATTTCTCTTTTTCTGGAATTTTAGTGTCATACACTTCTTCATATATTTGATTTAAAATTGCTTTCTCTTTCATAATTATTTAGTTTAATTGAACAATATAAATAAAAAGGGCACTTAAAATAGTGCCCTATTTTATTACTTTTTCTTTTTAGTTTTCTGTTTTGGCTTGTTTTTTGCAACTGGCTGGNGGTTACCTTTTGCCTTAGCTTTATTCTTATTTCCCATAGCTAACCTCCTTAATATTCTTCACCACATCTTGAACAAATACCTGCAGTTCCATCTTCGTTCCACTCAATTTGTCCCTTACATGATTCACATCTATCATCATCAAATTCAACTTCGATGTTTTCTAAATCAAAATAGCCTTCGTTACAACCAACAAACATTTTTGCATTTTTAACGAAATAAGTGTTTGACTGCATTTCAATTTTTTCATCACCTTCATAATCTTCTAATCTTTCAAGTGCATACTCTAAAATGCGTTTAAGTTGACTCACTTTCATTCGTTTTCTTCTTCCTCTTCTTCGTCATATTCATCTTCATCAACATCATCCCAATCTTCATACTCTTCTGATATTTCATCATATAAGTCAGCAAGATCAGTTTCAGCTTGTTCTCTGTTACCGGCTCTAATTGTGTCGATTATTTCTTCTAATCTCTCGATTACATCTTCATCTTTCATAATTATCTATCCAATACAGATGTCCAACCAGGACTACCAACGACTTCTTTCCAGTCATCGATTGTTGATTTGCTAAGTGATAATGTGTTACCACCATATTGTGGATAATCACAATCCATAAAGTGAAAGTTAACAGTGAACTTATTTGGGTCCCCTGATTCAGTTTTGAAATCAATACCAGAAACACCTGATACCCAAACATTGTAGAATTTCCACATTGCTAATGGGTTAACATCATTTCTAGATGTGATATGACCAAATGTATCTTCGACGTCAGTTGGTCCTCTACTTGCTGTTTTTCCGCCGTCACCGACTGGACTGTTAATTGTTGTTGCAAAATATGCACCAGCAATTGTTGCTACTTCTATTCTTCCAAAGAACTGGGTTGCATTTGAAACACCGCCAGTTACTGGATCAACAATAGCCATTAACCAAGCTGTGAATCTTCTTCTTAAGTCAAATGCAGCATCTTCTCTGAATTGCATATCAAACTTTCTATCCATTGTTAAAGTTGCCTTAGGTCGATCAATATGTACGCCATGGTACTTGATCTCATAAGTTTCAATTTTTACGTCAGGAATTTTGAAGCCATCTGCTCTAACTGTTATTGGATAAGCACTAAAAGATGATTCTTCTGGTTGCCCACTTGTTGATGGAAAAAATATACGTACATCATACATGTGCGTTAATAAGTCAGCACCTGCATTTACTAAACCTCTAATTGGAGAGGTTGTTCTTCCTCTGTTATAAGACATTCTTTATTCTCCTTGATTATATAGTGAGTTTAAAATTTTCACAAAATATTGCTAAATTTAAGGCTAACTAATAAGTTCATATTTAAACTAAATATAAAAGGACAGATAAAGTTACCACCTTTATTTGGCGGAATTACATTTGGTTCCGCCTAACTTTTTTACTAATTATTATAGTGGCGTGGTAACCACTTAAAAGGAATTAAACAAATGGAAAAAGAATATTTTGGTTATGTTTATAAAACAACCGTCCCTCCTACGGAAAATCATCCATACGAAAGATTTTATATTGGTCAACATTCAAGTCCTATTTTAGATATTCATTATTTTGGGTCAGGAAGATATATAAGAGATATAATAAGAAAATATGGCACAAAGAATTTCAAAATAGAAGTTTTAGCTTGGGCTGATTCTTTTGATGAATTAAATAAATTAGAGGAAGAATTTATTGACAAAATATTGAAAGATCCTTTATACTTAAACATAATGAAAGGCGGGCATAATAATTTTTATAATGTTAGAAAAAGAAAATATAAGAATAAAAAGAAATTATTAGAAGATC